TCAAGCACGTACGCCTGGTCTTATATAAATGGGTAACTAAACCATCACTAAGGTCCTGTATGGGGACTATTATATTATACTACTTTATCTTAATAACCTTTGGCTTCTTTTCTTCTGGAACAATGCGATCTAAATTGATATGTAGCATACCGTCTTTAAGATCAGCCCCAGTTACTTCCATGTATTCACCAAGAGCAAATGTGCGGGTAAACTTACGACCAGCAATCCCCTTATGAACAACTTCAGCGTCTGTAACTTCAACAATCTCACCTTTAATAATAAGTGTTCCATTGTCTACTGAAACATTAATATCTTCTTTTGTAAATCCTGCAATAGCAAGAGACAGTCTATATGTATCTTCATCTAGTTTAAGAAGATCATATGGAGGATATGATTGAGAGTTTGTTTTGTGTGCTGTATTGAGACGGCTTAGTTCTCTATTAAAGCCAATAAAAAAAGGATCATTGAATAGATCCATTGCGAACTGTGTTACCATTTTATTCCCCTTTCAAGCGAATAAGTTAATGTATCCCCCGTAGGCAGATACAATACTATTATACCAAACTTTTAGTACCCCCAAGGGGAATTGAACCCCTGTTACCACCGTGAAAGGGTGATGTCCTAACCACTAGACGATGAGGGCATGGAGCGAATAGCGGGAATCGAACCCGCACATTAACCTTGGCAAGGTTACGCACTACCACTATGCAATATTCGCTTGGCTGGTCTGGTAGGACTCGAACCTACGACTTAGAAATTAACAGTTTCTCACTCTGCCAACTGAGTTACAGACCAAGACCTTTTACTTTAAAACATCAACGACAGTATTAACTCTCTTTGTGTCTGATGTAATTGCAATAGACTTTAGATAGTCGTATGTGGTTTGATAGTTACCAGCATATGACTTAGCCCAGTATGCTGCAAAAGCAGCAGTTGCAGAAGATGTTCCTGAAACATTTCCAGTTGGTAAATCATATCTTCCAAGAGCATAAAAATCAATATCTGCAGACTCATTGTTGTATGTTTCTGTAGTTCCTCTATCACTAACAGAGGCAATTGCAACTGAATCAGATAGACATGCTGGATAATTAATTCTTTCTTTGTCTCTATCATTTCCCGCAGCAAAGGCTGATGCTACACCAATTGACTTTAGGGATGCAATTGAAGACTTTAATCCAGCATCAAATCTATTGATAGAGCAATAATTTGCACCACGCTTTGTTGGTCTTTGACCAACTGATGCAGATACTGCAACGATATTAAACTTTGTTTTGTTTGTAATAACCCAATCAAGAGCCTGCTTTACAGTGCTATTTGCATTAGCAGCACTTGTAGCAACATTTCCATTTCGATCCATAGGGAATATGCGAATAAATACAATGTTAATGTTTGGATTAGTTCTAGTTGCAACCAAAGACATTTGTGTTCCGTGACCAAATCCTCCAGAATATACCTGCGGAACTGGAAGTGTTGCTGATCCAGGACCTTCCATGAAAGACTTCTTGTTTGGACAACGAAGTTCTTCCATTAAACAAACCTCGTGAACAATCTTTCCTTGTAACTCTGGCAAAGATGTGTCTACTGCTGTGTCAATAATTACAATTGACTTTTTATCTTCTGCATATGCTGGCTGTAATATTGTTAAGCCAAATACTGCAATTAACCCCACTGCTATTTTTTTCATTATTGCTCCTTTATTTTGATTACTACTTGACATGGGTCGCCACCTGCTTCCCACTCTTCTGACTCTTCGTCTGTCATAAAGGGATCTCCTTCATGTGTATTACAGAACGGTTCTGTTATCCAGCCCCGATCAATTCCGTTATTTAACCAAATCTCAAACTCTTCATAACTTGATATATCATCTAAGATATTTTCTATTTCATCCATACCTAAGTATATCCTTAAATGCTCACCACGTCAACTGGACCCATGCATGATGGGTTAAATTTAATTGCTGCTGATACCGCTGAAATTACACGATTCCTTGCATTTTTTTGTTTATCTGTTGCATATAAAACTCCATAGGCATATTCTGCACCAGACCCCATTGCAAGATAAGGAACTGTATATTTAGATAAAGACATGTCTACGGAACTGTGTTCATATATTTCACCACGAACACAAATAATTAAACCAAGATCACCTTCTTTTGATGTGTCTACCCAAAACTCATTATAAAAATCACGAAGTTCTTTAATAAACCTAGTTTGCATAAATTTATCTATATCTTTAATGTTTGGTGCAGATGGTTTAAAGTTATATCTAATTCTTTCACCATCCATTGATCCAGCATAACCAATTAGATACGGACCTATCTTCCAAACCTTTGGTGCATCAAGTGCTAAAATTGTTCCATCATCAGAGGCACCACGATCTCCAGCCATATAGATCTTATCTTCATGTTTGACTACAGCAATACAAGTCATGACAATGCCCTCTCCCAGATTGGTATATTTAAGTATACCATCGCCTGGGGAGGGCTGTCAACTATAACCTACAATGACTAATTAGCCTTTTTATCTACAGTCTTAAATGCATCATTTATTTCTGCTATTGTAAGTTTTCCATCGTCCAAAAAAGCCCTAGCCAGCCTTTCAACCACTGTTGCTACGCCTAATAGACCTGCAAGCATTACTGCTTGAATGGTGTCAATTCCTACTACTGCTCCTGCTCCTAAGACTGATAATCCTGATGCTGCAAATACCGCTACAATACGCATTAAGATATTTGGAAGAGCCTTTTGTGGACTCTCTTTTTTAGGGGCTACTGCTGTTTTTTTAGTTGCCACTTTATTCTTCCTCTCTATTTCGAATAGGGCTAGTAATTATCCATAAGACTGATGTTGCTATGATTCCATATCCAACAATAGTCTTGGCACTACCATCCAATACAACCCAGGCAATAAACATTCCAAGAAGAGTCCATGCCTGGTCTACCATATCCTTTAGGATATTCTTTATTATTCTTACCATTTTCTTCCTCCTCGTGAACCTGGTGAATTGGCTCCTGAACCTCCACCAGAATTTCCTCCGCCCCCAGTGCCACCTCCAGTGGCTCCTCCTGCGGCAACTGCAGCAGCATTAATTGCTGCACCTGCTGCTACAACTGTTGCAACAACCATATCTGTTGCCTCTTCTCTTTCTGCTTCAGACATATCTGCGCCTATGTTTCCTAGTGCTTGAAGTGCTGCTCCAGGATCTGAAAATGCTGTTGATAATAGATCTGCAGGATTTTCAAGCAATACTAAAGATGCCGCTACTTCTGCTGTAATAACAACTTCGTTACCATTTTCATCTTGTCTTACTTCAACTGGAGTAGATGCAGGCAAATCTTTGTATTGAATTCCAGCGTCTTGTATTTGTTCTTTAGTCAAAGATTCTCCAGGAGCAAGAGACTCTACAAGAGCATCTGCTACTAATTCTTTTTCTGCATTAGTTAATTTTCCGTCTTCGGATAAAGCATCTGCCAGATCCTGAACTTCTTCTGCAGTTACTTCACCATCACTTGCAAGTTCATTTAATATATCTTCTGCTTCTTCTGAATCTATTTTGCCATCAGATAATGCATCATCAACAGATTCTTCTACTGCTTCTTCAGATCCCGCTTCTGGTTCCTCAGCAGGTAGTTCTTCTTCTACAGTTTCTTCTACAGGTTCTTCTATAGGTAATTCTTCCTCTATTGGTGTTTCTTCTATTGGTGTTTCTTCTGTAGGTTCTTCTTCTACAGGTGGCTCCTCTATTGGTGGCTCTTCAGTTGGAGGCTCTTCACTTGGTGGTTCCTCTACTGGTGGTTCTTCTGCAGGTGGCTCAACTACTGGTGGTTCAATAACTGGTGGCTCTGGTATTGGATCTGGTATTGGTTCAGGAATTGGCTCTGGAGTAGGTGCAGGAACCGCATTGATAACTGCTTGTGCTGATTCAATAATTGTTGGTGCAGTGTTTACTTTTTCAACAGCAGTAGATATAGTTGCAAGTGCTGCTATTTTGTCATTCAATGATGTAGTTGCGGTATTTAACTGAGTAATAGTGTTTGCAGAAATTATAGCAATAGGAACAATTGTTGACACTGTTGTAGTGGTGGCAGTGTTAGTAGCCACAACATTTGTAATGGCAGAATTTAAAGTAGCAATTTGTGCATTTGCTGTATCAATTGCTGCTAACACTGTAGCATTGTCTGGATCAGGGGTAGGAGTAAATGCAGCGCCTTGACTGATTGTTCCAGTAAATCCTGTGGCAGTGCTTGTGTTATTAATATCTGTTACAGTGCCATTAGTGGTTTCTCTTACATTAAATCTAGCGCCATTTGGAATAGGTCCAGTAACACTTACATCTGCTTGCCATGCGCCATCTGATGGGTTTACATCTGCATTAAATCTAACTTGAGTCATTTGTGTTTCGGCAGTAGTTAAAGGATAAACTCTAAGATCCCAAGCAACGCTTAGTGTATTAGTAGTTGTTGAGTATGTAATTCCAGATCCATTACTCCAGGTAGTCCAGTCATACCCTGCAATAGAAATAGAAGGTGCATTAGGGGTAGAATAATAATTTGCACCTTCATTTACCCCAAAGGTAATTGTTGCATTAGATCCAACGTAAACATTGTTATATGTTACTCCACCCATCTGTAAATTAAACGGTAGGTTCATGCGAACGCCAGCGTCATCTACATTAGATAAAACATTTGTTGTTGTACCAATAGTTGCTGCAAGGGAGTTAACTGCATCTTGAGCATTATTGATTGCTACATTTGCTTGAGTTAATTGTGTTTGAGCCTCTGTCCGTGCAGTATTTACTGCTGCTACCGCCGTAGTTGCGGCTGCTACTGAAATATTTGCTTCTTGTGTCTGAACGGTTGCATTTTGTATAGAGGTAGATGCTGTTGCTGCTTGTGCCGCTTCTGTTGCTACGGCTGTTGCTACCTCTGCAACTGTGGTAAGAGGTGTTGCTGAAATAGTGTTAGATGCTGATATAACTGTTTCTGCTGCGGTTGTTATAACTGTAGTTGCCGTTTGAACTGCTGCCTGGGCGGTTTCTACCTCTGGACTTGCTGTTGTTGCAGTTGCTGGTATTGCTGCAACCGCTGTTGTTACTGAGGTTATTGCAGTTGTTACATCGCTAACTACTGCTGTTGCTGTTGCCACAACTGTTGTTGTATTTGCAACTTCTGCTACCGCTGCTACGGCTGCTGTGACTGCTGAGTTTGCTTGTGCTACTTCTGTATTAGAAGCAACGACTGCTGTAACTGCACTTGATGCTGCTGTTGATGCTGCTGTTGATGCTGTAACTGCCTGAGCAACTTCAGTAGTTGCCGTTGCAAGTGCTGCATTAACTGCCTGCTGTGCTGGGCTTACGACTACTTGCTCTGATGGGGCTGGTGGCTCGTTAGCATTAGCAAAATTTACAGGAGAAAATATCATCCATAAAGTTAAAAGCAACCCCGCTAATCCACTTTTGATTAGTATTTTTTTAATTTATTCTCCATTTTATTAGTCTATGGTGGTGACTAATAGTCTTATTATATCATTTTATTCCATAAAAAAGAGGGCTAACTAATGCTAGCCCCCTAATTTATTAAGTTAATTACTTAATTAGTGCAACCTTAGCACGTGGATTTTTTGCATTCCACTTTTTAGCAAGTGCATTAAACTTTGCCTTGTGTTCTGCCTTTGCAGTTGCAAGTGCAAGGTCAGATGCTACCTTTGCGGTTACTGTTGCTGAATCAGAAGCAATCTTTGCGTCTGCAAGTGCCTTATCTGATGCAACCTTATCTGCTGCACGTCCAGCACGTTCTGCTGCAAGTGCTGCATTGGAAACTGCAAGTTGTGAAATAAGTGAAGCAACTTCTGCATTCTTTGCTGAAAGC